GAAAACCAGAAGTTCCTCCTGGTCCTGGAGGTACACTTAAATCTGTATCACCATATTTCTTTCTTATATCAAGAAGATTGCTATAACTCTTCATGAACTCACTAAACATAGTGAGATTTTTTTCTTCTCCAACTAAATTACGTTCTTCATTTTTAACATTATTTTCAAAGAATTTAAAGTAATTTATAGTTTCTCTTGCCTTTCTTCCTTTGGCAGTTCCTGCTGGTGATGCATAAGGACTTGCATAAGATTGTCCACTATCTTTAGTTGCCATTCTAATATCAGATGGACCACCTCTTCCAGTTCCTTCTTGTGGTGGTATATTTCCTAGTCCTCTTCTAGAACCAAACATATTACCAAAAAAGTTTCTAACTGTTCCACCAATAGAAAGTTTTTGTACTTTTTGTGCTTGATTTACGGTGCTATATCTCTGCACATTTTGTTTATAGATATTTTTATTTTCTCCTGGTCCATACTCTCTCCAAGTATCTTTTTGACCAGGTATCATAGTTCCCATTACCCCACCCTTTGGTGCTAAAACACCAACTGCCTGTGCGGGATCTTTAAAATTTGGATTATACGTATAACCAGTATTAGGATTATAAGATCCTCCAGATGCTGTTGGAACTTGACGTATTTTTTTTGATTTCTGCGTTGCTTGCTGTTGAGCACCTTGCTTTACTTTAGGGTCTTTTAATGCACTTTTATAATTTGCATAAGTTTTTCCAGTAGTGCTTGAATAATATTTTCCTTTACTTTTTGCATATGTCTGTGCTGCTTTTGCTGGTGGTTTATATCCAAAAGCATTCATTACTGCGCTAATACCCGCATCTAATTGGTCAAATAAAGATATTGCTTTTCCAATTTCTTTTCCGGCAGTTTTAATTGTATCAAGAGCAAACTTAAATGAACCACCAATTACGGGCATCAAAATTTTGGTTAAATCCAAAATACCCATCATTCCTTTGGCAATAATATCAAAAGTAAATGTTATAACTTTACCAATCCATGGATTATCATCAAAAAATTTCTTTATTTGACCTAATACATCTTGAAGTTTTTTAACTATAGTAGGTAAATTATTAACTAGAACACCTAAAAGTATTATACCAAAAAATTCTTTTAATTTATCAATAATACTTAATGGTTTTGCCAATAAACCTTTACCAATATTCTTTAATGTAGACCCAACAGTGCGTGGAGACTCAATCTTATTTTCTTTCTCTTCAACTTTCTTTTTCTTCATTTGAAATAAAGAAAACTTTTTCTTTTCTTTTTTAATTTTATCTAATTTCTTTTTATTAAAAACCAAAAGACTCTTAATGTTAAAGATACTTAACTTTAATTTTTTTGATGATTTTTCTGTTGGTTTTGTTTCTGTTAGTTTCATGATCTACTAAACTACTAGAATACCGTACATGGAAGGCGTTGTGAACACATAATCATTACTTTGGTCAATAGGAGAAATAGAAGGAACTGTTGTTCCTGAAGGTGATGAGGGTAATGGTTTAGATTTAGGTTTATTTAAATTAAGTGTTTTTGGTGGAAGATTTATGACGCTGATATTTCCACCAGAAGATTTAGATCCAGACAATTTAGATGTTTCTCTAGAAATTGGTACAGGAATAACGTACACATTCTGATTACCTAGTATAGTTTTTTCAATTTCCGGATTAACTATATTTTGTGTCAAATTTATTGGATTTTGAACATTAATATTTGGTCTAGATATATTAGATCTAGATCTATTCATAAGTTCTCTAATTGAATTTTTAAAGTCTTCATATCTGCTTTCTGCTTCATTTCTCCCGAGTTGCTCTCCAACAAATCCACCTCCAGGAATTCTAGTTTGTTTTCCTTGGTTTCTACCAATCATCCCACCAACATCTTTAATTAATCCACCAACTCCCTTATCAATTTTTTGAATTGGATTACTTCCACCAAGAGATGGTCTAAAAACTCCACCTCCAGTTGCTCCACCAGTTCTTTTTTTTCTTTTTATTTCAGTGGACTCTTTATCTAACAATGCTTTGAATTCTTCTAAAATTTTATTCAGTTCTTCAATTATACCACTCTTAATTGAATTAACAGCATCTTGTCTTCTTACAGCATTTGTAAAACTCTGCCACATTCTAGCAGCATTATCATTAATGTCTTTCAGTAACGGTCTGAAAAGCATCGATGCACGAGTGTTAATAACTTCCTCTCCAGGTGCAAGTAACGCCTTTCCGTAGTTAGCAAGTTTTCCTGCCCCAGATGCTATTGCAGCAGGAACGCTATCAACACCTAATGCGCCAGGTCCTCCAACAGTTCCACCTCCAGCAAACAGTGAAATTTTTGGGATTGTTCCACCTTTTGAACGCTCAACACCAGCAGTCGCTACTGACGCAGTTGCTTGAATAATAGCTTGGGTAACTGCAACTCCTCTTTGTATTAATTTTAAAGAAGTTGTTGTAGCATTAATTATTTGTTTTTGATTAAAAGTTGGATTTTTTTCTCTAATAATCCGTTCTATATTTTCTTTAGATGCATTAGATTGAGATATTACTGGAGTTCCATCTTTGTTTAAATCTGGAGTTAATTTGTTTGGATTATATCCAATATTATTAATACTTTTTGGTATTTCATCTTGCTTTAATTCACCAAGTGCTTTGAGTATATACGCAGTTGGAATAGAAGGAGATCCAGTAATTTCATTAATTATATTTAAATATTTTTGAGATTTAGCTTCATTTCGCAATTGGTTTAATTGTTTTTTATACTCTTTAGGATTTGATGTTTTTAACTGCTGCAATTGTGATACTTTATTTTTTACTCTTTCTTGTTCTGCCTGCCCAAGCGCAAATCCACCAAGAATGGAAAACAATCCACTACGAGTTCCCATAGGAATTCCAGATCTAAATGCTCCAGAAGAAGTGGGTGTTTTAGTAGGTGTCGCAGTAGGTGTTCTTGTAAAAGGAACTCTTTTATTAGCAGCAGTTGTTGGTGTTTGTGCTGGGGGTGATGGCGGTGCTGGTGGGGATGGTGAGGATGGTGGTTTTGGAGATATTGGTATAAATGGTGTTGGTTGCTGTCCTGGTTGTTGTGCTTTAGGTTGAGGTGTCTGTAGTGGTTTTCCTAATAAAAGTAAAAATGGAGCAAATGCTTTTGTTCCTAATAATGATTGAGCAAGATTTTCTAAAAATCCAGGTCCTTTTTTCGGATCTTTAACTAAACTATCAACACAATCTTTAATAGGTTCACAATCTGGAAGACCTCCTTTTTGTGCAGGAGATTTTGGACAATTGCAAGGTAGTTGTGGTTTTTTCTTGAAGAAATCTATAAGAGATTTAAGTGCATTTGCAACCTTTAAAACTTTTCTAACTAATCCTAATAACTTAATTGCACCAAAAACTACTAAAAGTTCTTTCCAATAATCTTTTAGAAACTGGAAGAACTGTTTAAGTTTTTCTTGATTTTCTGGTTTTTGTAACCACTTAAAGGCAGTATTAACTAAAATTCCAGTCAGTATTATTGAAAAGAAATCAATTAACTTCTGAAAAATACTTTTTGCTGGAGCAAGAAGTGTACTAAAAGTTTTGCCTAAAAATCCTTTTACACCACCACTCTCTAATTTTTTTTCTTTATCTTTAACCTTTTCTGCCGCAATTCTTTTTTTAGACTCTTCTAGATCTTTTTTCTCTTCTCTAATTCTAGAAAGAAAATCTAAAGATAATTGTTCTTTGATTTGAGATAACAGTTTATTAGATTGTTCTAATACTTTCTGTATCCCAAAATTAGACTGTATATATTTTACTAAACCTTCTCTTTTATTCTCATCAGATTTATCTGGAATTAAAGAGTCTGGAATTAACTTTGCTAAAGGTTTAATAAAACTAAATTTTGTTTTCTTTAGTTCAACACCAGGTTTAATGGCACCACTAATTAACGTAGACTTAATGTTTCTACGATTTAATTTGGGAATAGATGGTGCCTTATAAACCTGATCGATTTCCACTTTGCTGCTGTGCCTTTAAGTTTTCTTCTTCAACATGTTGTTGTAAAAGAGAAACATAAACTTCTCTTTCCCAAGGCATCATATTTTCTAGCTCTGTCAAAGAATATTTATGGTGTTGCATCATAGCAAAATTAATTTTGAAATATGACTCAAGGCTAGTATGAGCCATACTCAAGTGAAAAAACTGGCAAGACCCTCCAGAACTACTTCACTTTCAACTTTTGTTTTGGGATTTGTAACTTCAATTTTGTGAGATAATTTAGGCATCGTTGTAAAGAAAGTTTCAATTTCTATCAACTGCTTGGTATTCATCTGATCTACAAATTCTTTTATCTCTTTTTTGGTACAATCTGCAGCAGACCAAGACTCTTCTTGATTGTAAATCATATCAATACAAGAAACGATCATGTCCAAAGATTTGTCAACATCATTATTATCACTATTATATTCAAAGTTATTTTCAACAAATTGTTCTAATGATGGATACTTCATCTTCATGGAAAGTTCATCATCTAATCTAACAATTTGAACATGCTCTGGATCTTTTTGAACTTTAATTTCATCAATACCAATTTCCATCTTAACTTGAGTTTCCCCATCATCTGGGCAAATCACATTAACTTCAACAGTTTCTCCAACTGATTTTGCTCTAACGTTTAAGAAAATGTATTCAATATCAAAAGTTGCAAGATCTGCAATCTTAACTCCTTTCGTAAGAATGCATTCTGTTAAGATTTGAACAATCGCATTAGTTATCTGTTTCATATCTTCAGACTCTAATGCCATAATAAGAATTTTTTCTTCCCGAACTAGAAAAGGTCTGTATCTTATTTTTTTTCCAGTCGAAGGAATTTCCAACTCATAAGTTGGAGTATTAATTTTAGGTAAAGGCATAATCCTCTAATACAATTCAGTTGTGATTATTTAGCTTAAGCAATGTCAACATCAAATCCTGGAGTATTACCAAAAACTTGATCAACACCATTAAAGTTATATGTTACTCCATTATATTCTTGAGGTGTAACATAACCTGGAGTAACAACTGTTTTCCCGTATTCTCTTCTCATAATATATCTATCATAATTCATCGTAACAGTAATTTTCATAATTTCTGCTTCTCCATAAGCAACTGGTATTGCTGTGACAGATTTTGGAAAAGCATTTACTAATTGAAAAGAAACATTAGTTGCACCAGATGCTGCAAAATCTCTTTCAAACTTCTTTATAAAAATGCTATCAGTTTTATAAAATTTTGGATAATTAAATCTTCTATAATAAGCAACAGATGGTTCTCCATTACCTTGTTGTTGAGTTGCTTGACTACCACCAGAAATATAGTCCATCCATGCCTCAAAAAATCCTAAAACTTTATATTGCCTATCAATATAAAAAGTAAAATCAATATCAGTATTAATTCTAGTATGAGCAAATTCTTGAGCAACTCCCATATAATTATCTTTTACTTCAGCAGTTGCATATGAAGAAGTTGGAAGAGATGCTTCAGAACACAATAAACCTAATGTATTTCCAAAATCAGAGTCAAAAATAATTTGACCATATTGAGTTCCAGTCTTCAAAAAATCACTAAATTCTTTAGAAGGTGGTTTTATCGACACTTCATATAAATTTGATCTTGCCAATCCCCCATTTAAAAGTATTGGCAAAGTACTCATATTAACTGTGCCAATCTCTGGTACTTTCATTTCTAAATATCTTTAAGATACTATGTTATGAATTATTTAGATGTCATATAAGGGAAAATATAAACCATCATACCCAAAAAAATATAAAGGTGATCCCACAAATATCATATACAGGTCTTTGTGGGAGAGAAAATTTATGGTTTATTGTGATACGAGAGAACATATTTTAGAATGGGGATCTGAAGAAATTTGCCTCCCATATCGCTCACCAATAGACAATCGTATTCACCGTTATTTTCCAGATTTTTATATTAAGGTAAATGAAAGTGGAATAATTAAAAAATATTTAATTGAAATAAAACCAAAAAAACAAACTGTTGAACCAAAAGTACAAAAAAGAAAAACAAAAGGATACATCTACGAAGTAGTAGAGTATGCTAAAAACCAGGCAAAGTGGAAAGCAGCAAGAGAATTTTGCGAAGATCGTCAGTGGCAATTTAAAATCATCACAGAAGATGAATTAGGTATCTAAAATGCCAAGAAAAACACTCAAACAAAGAAGAAGAACAAATACAGATACTAATGATAGTATTAATAGAATTCGTAATGTAACAAATAATCTAATTGGAAATGAAGATCCAGATGATTTAATGCTTGAAATAATTAGTGCATTAACAGAAACTGAAAAAGTTCCAAAAACTGGAAAGTATTATGTTTTTGTTTATAATCCAAAAACTCCAAATATTCAATATGACCAAAATCCATTAGTTGCAGTTACTGATGTTTTTTCATGGGGATTTAGAGGAATTAATTTCCACTGGGGAGAAGTCCGCCAATATACTTGGGATGAAATTGCTGGAGGAATTTATGAAGTATATCCTGCAGAGTTAAAAGATCTTCAAACCATCCCATTTGGGAAATTTCGTCTAAATAGTTAAAAACTCCACTAAATGGCAGCACCTACAGAACAATTAAGATATCCTAATGATATGCTTGATAAAGAAACCGATTACTTTCACGTGCAAGTACTGACTTATGGAAGAGGCAACGGTTTGACTGGTGGTCCATCAACGGACGTATCTAACGTATCTGATGTAAAAAGTGTTATTCTTTTGCCTATGCCTTCTAACATTCAAGATACAAATGCTGTGAGTTGGGGTGAGGATAAGATGAATTCTATTACCGCTGGAGCTGTAACAGGAACATATAATCTCATGTCAAATACAAATGTTGGTGAAGTTTTAAAGGGTAATTTTGATCAAGTGACTGATGCATTTAATACAGGTCTTAAAGGTACTGGTCTTGATGCTTCTGGAGCAGTAAAATTAATAACACAGCAATTAGCAGCAGAGGCAGTTAATGTTTTCGGAGGGAACGTAAGTATTGATCAAATATTAGCACGTCAAAGTGGACAAATTTTCAATCCAAATTTAGAATTGTTATTTAATGGAGTAACTCTTCGTGATTTTAGATTTTCTTTTAAGATGACTCCAAGAGATGATAAAGAAAGAGATAGCGTTATAAAAATTATAAGAACGTTTAAAAAATATATGGCAGCAAAAAAACAAGGAGAAGGTGGTAAACTTTATTTAAACACACCAAATGTTTTTAGATTAGCATATATGAAAGGTGGAAAGCGTCATCCATTTTTACATCGTTTTAAAGACTGTGCATTAAAAGGTGTATCTGTTAATTATACAGGAGAAAATGTTTATGCAACATATTTTGATGGAACACCAATATCAATCATATTAGATTTAAATTTCCAAGAATTAACACCAATTTATAATGAAGAATATGGAGAGGTAAATTCAGCATCTAATCTAGGAGTAGGATTCTAAAATGGGATACTTCAGAGAACTACCAAATCTAGAATATCAATCTCCATTAGTAGATAGAAAATCTTCTTTAGAATACGTTGAAGCAAAAAACCTTTTTAGAAGAGTTAGAGTAAGATCAGATTTTGAAAATGTTTATACTGCATTTAATAATTACACTATCATAGAAGATAATAGACCAGATCAAGTTGCAGATCAATTATATGGTTCTCCAGATCTTGATTGGGTTGTTTTAATATGTGCTGGAATAACTAACGTTAGAAATGATTGGCCTTTGTCAAATAGAGATCTTTCCGAATATGCAGAAAACATTTATGGTGCGGAAGTAAACTCTGTAAAATTTTACGAAACAAAAGAAATTAAAGACTCGAAGGGAAGATTGATTATTCCTGCAGGACAAGTAGTTGATAGAAATTATAAGTTACCAAAACCAGTTACAGATGATCTCCCAACACAATCTTATGTACGATATTATGATGAAGATACAAATTCATATAAAACGGTTCAAAACATTACAGTTCCCGTGTCAAACCTTGAATATGAAACAAGAAAAAATGATCTCAAAAGAGAAATCAGAGTATTAAAAAAACAATATCTAGAAATGTTCTTAAATGATATGAGAGTAGAAATGAAATATAAACCTTTGGCTTCTCAATATATTAATGAATATTTAAAGAAAGGAGAAAATTTAAGAATTACTTCTCCATAAAAAAGGGGGAAGTTTCCTTCCCCTCTTTATATTACCTAATCAGTCTTCTGCCAAGCGGGCGAAGTAAGAAAGTGCATCATCGTCTTCATCCTCTTCTGCAGGGGCAGCAGCACGGCGAGTGGGTTGAAGATTGTTCAGTTCAGAACGAAGATCATCATCAAGTTCCTTCACAGGACCACGAGAATATTCTTCCTCTTCGGCAACTTCTTCATCTACACGGCGGGAACCTTTGGAACCCAGCACATACTCAAGGCGCTTCTTCAGTTCATCATAAGATTTAAACTGATCAGCAGCAACGAGTTCGGCAAGAGAATACTGCTTCTTCCACACTGCTTCCATCTCATCATCATCGTCCAGCAGAGAACCTTGCTTTGCAAACTCGCTGGAGTCATAGTTACGATAACCAGCAACGTTCTTTGCCTTCAGTTTGAAGTTAGCACCTTGCCAGAAGTCAAAGGGATCAATTGCTTCCTCATCTTCAAATTCAGGTTGCATTGCTTCGGTAATCTTATCAAAGATTTTCTTACCGTATTTGAAGAGAAAAACTTTACCTTCGTTTTCGGGATTGGCAGGATCCTTTACCACATAGATGTTGGAGATGTAAGTCAGTTTGCGCTTCTGCTTACGTGCTTGCTCTTTACCAACATCGGTGCCGTTGTTCCACAGCAGAGTATTGTGCTCGGAAACGGGATCTTTTTGCCCCAGAGTGGTCAGAGAGTTTTCAATGTACCAACCACCAGGACCTTGGAATGCGTGACTGTAGAGTTTCACAAACGGCAGGTCTTCGCCGTTAGGAGCAGGAAGGAAACGGATTACGGCATAACCATTGCCGCTTTTATCTACATCGAGTTTCCATACACGGTCATCACTAGAACCGCTACTAGTATTCATTTTTTCGACTTCTTTCACCAGTTTTGCGGTGAGAGAACCCAGTTTGGATTGTTTCTTAAGATCTGCGAAAGACATTAGATTACCTCGGATTAATTGGATTTGGAGGATTACTTGGATAGTATAGCAGGGTTTCCTTCAGGCGTCAAGGTATTGCTTGAGGGATTCAATTGTTTTGTTCATACTACTGAACAATAAATTCATATCAGTTTCTGGTGGAAATCCCATCAGAGCAACTGATTTTCTCAAATTCTCTTTCATTTCAACCGCTTGGGGGTCGTCTGAAAGAGACAACCGTGTATACATTACACGTTGCTTTTCTAATAAGGTGGTCAATTTTTCAATATGTTCCAGTTTATCTTCACGGGTCATCATTCCGAAAGTAAGAATACTCCCGTAAATTTTTTCTTGTAATTTGTTGATTTCTCTCAATTCTTCCTGAATAATATCAGAATCAAAAAAACTACTCATCAACAATTCTCCTCAAAATTTTTTTAAACTGGAATACATCAATATTTAGGAATGGATTATATTTTTTAACTTTCAAACTTACGGTTTCCCACACTGGATCAATCAGTTTAGTGTCAAAACTTTTTGAAAAATGGAATATTTTTTCGTAAATTGTAAAGGTTTCTAATGATATTTTCCCGCTTAGAAACTTTTTGAGGAGTATTGGATGTCCCTTGGAACAATTGAACGCATCCTCTAATTTTGTTTGTGAGAACAATTCTTCCGATTGTTCTCTGAACAAGTAAGTCAAACTCTGTTGCCTCCGCATCCATTCTGCGTAGGTTCTTTCCCCAGAATTTATAATTTCTCCAATCCATAAGTTTGACGGGTTATCGGCGGAAACAAAGTTTGAAAGTAAGAAGTCAATTACTTCTTTATCGGAATATTTTCGACTAGTTTTTTCAAACCAGTACTTGTCTTTTCTTTTATTAAATGATGCAATTGTTGCTCTAGACTTACCCCCATACTTAAAAAAGTCATATTTACTGTTAGTAAAATGACTTTTCATAGAAAGATAAGTTTGATATGTCTCAAACGGACTCATAAAGGAAGTTTAGCTCGTGAAGTTTTCTTCATAAAGTTTAGACGTGTTGCGTCCCACTTTAACTTTTCTTTCAAAGGTTTTGAAATTATTTTAGTGATTGATTCTATTTCAATTTCATTTACTTCACAATAATAAACGATAGCATCAATATAGTTAATTTTTTCGGCAACTACAATTTTTTCAATTTCTAACGCAAATTTAGATGGTGTTAGAAATTTGTTTTCTATTACTTTTTCTATTTCTTTATTTTGTTCCATATGATTCCAATTTATCTCTAACAAACTCTCTAATGTATTCGGTGAGTAGTTTGATGTACTTTGATTTGTCTCTTTCTTCATAAACGATACATTCTCCATTTTCGCAAGCCATGATAATTACAAGTTTTTTTACGGGTATGTTAGTAAGTTCATAGAACATACACGCATAAGCAGCACACTGAACAAAATAATGCTCAATCCACTCCCGTGGTTTTGGTTTTTTAGATGTTTTAAAGTCGATTATTGCTAATTCGCCATCAAACTCTGCAATACAATCTACAGTTCCTGCTACTCCAAGAATTTTGCTGTATAAGGAACTTTCAAGAGCATGAATATTATTTATACGATTTAGATCTGGTTTGGCAATTTTAAATAAAAATTGTGACAAAGGTTGAACCTCTGGAAGATCTTCGTTTTTTAAAAGATGTTCAACCAAAGTATGCATATCAGTTCCCCGACTAGTTGCCTGTCGAGTAATCTTATCTGCCTCTTCTTCTCCAACTTTCTTACGCCATTTTGCAAAAAACTGGCGGTTTTTGTGACTAGTAACAGAAGTGATAGAAACTAGACGAAGAAGTTCTTCTAAATCTGGAACTTTATAATAACGAACACCATCTATAGTCTCCCGTTCAAGTTTAGGAAGAATGATATCAACATGGTTAAAATTCATAACATTTTTATAAAAAACGGTTGAGTTAGTCGGTCTTCAAAATCATTAACATAAAAATGACTTGCTGTATGAAAATAACTAGAATCGTATAAAACTATTCTATTATAAACATTTTCAACTTCAAATACTTTTTCAAATTTAGAATCTGAAAGTTTTTTATTTTGTAATAAAAAATTCCAATATTTATGTTTCACAAAAGGATTGTACAAATTTGTGTATTCCTGAAACAATTCCGAATAATCGTACTCATCAAATAATGAATTAAATATTTTAAAATTGTCATTATCTGTTATTTTTATTTGATTATCTTTAGTACATTTCATTTTAAAAAAACTTGTTCCAGAACTTGAAGTAGTTTTTTTATTTAAATATACTAATCCAGCATATGCATTTTTATTATTTTCACGAATATAATCTAATGAATCTACATGAATATAACCTGTATTAAAAGGAGATTCGAGATTTCTATGAAATAATGGTATTTTATGGAATCCTATTTCAAGATTAAAATTTTTATCATTAAAAATTGGTATTTTTTTATTAAATAACTCCAAAAAGTGCAATTGACAATTTTTTAAATCAATATTTATATTTTTTTCATTAATACTTAAAAATTCTTTATTTATTGTTACCGATTTGGATCTAATTCCAGGATAATTAGTATTACTATAAAAATGATAGTTTGTATTTAAAGCAAGTTCCCTTACTTGATCTGGATCATCATAAAAATCATCCAAATACCATACATCATAATTAGAGATTTGAGTTAATTTTTGCAACTATATACTCCTTAACAAGTCCAGAGCGAACAATATCATCAACTTCAAATTCAATTAATTCAATAGATGGCATAGATCTTAAAATTTTCATAAAATCAATAATTCCGTTACGATCATTTGTCTTTTGAAGATCCGATTGTGTAGCATCTCCGCAAAACATAATCTTGGAATTTTCACCAATACGAGTAATTATACTATCCAATTCATGAAAGGTCAAATTTTGAAATTCGTCAACAATTACAATAGCATTATCAAGTGTCGTTCCACGAAGAAAAGAGGTACTCCAAAATTTAATGGTTTCTTGAGATTTTAAATTACCATAAAGCATTTCAAAATCTGCATCAGTAGGCATTTGGAACATATATTTTACCATATTCTTGTATGGAATCTGGTAAATATCTGCCTTATCATCGTGAGTTCCTGGAAGAAATCCAATTTCACGAGTTGCAACAAGAGAACGAACTAAATAAATTCTCTCATATGGACTGTTTTCATCCAAAACATCACATAAAGCATTATAAAGAGTGATAAAAGTTTTACCAGTTCCAGCACATCCGTAAGCAACTACATGTTTATTTTGAGCATAAGCATCAAAAAACTTTTTTTGATTGTCCGTAACTGGTTCAATATCTAAAAGATAATCAGAACTTAAAGGCTTTCTCCTTTTCATCTGCTTTGCCGTGAGTCCAACCCCGATTGGTTGCTCTGCAGATCCTCTTTTTCTTCTTGCCATACTAGATTTTCTTTACGTTAGATCCAGGCATTTTTGCTGCACGTCCTAAAACGTCGTTCCACCCTGGGTTTTTACTAATAAGTTTGTTTTGCCAATCTCCAACTTCACCTGGAGTTGCACATCCTTCCGACCAATCCCTCTGCCATTCGGGATTGTCTTTATACCACTGCATAATGTCGTTGACACTCATCTCAACAACTTTTTTTTCACCTGTTTCTTTATGAATAATTGGATAAATTGCCATAAGTTAAGAATTCAAGATAATTTATTTAGACCCATTCAAGAGCTT